TTACACGGGCTCAGTTTCGTAATATGGTTGAACCTTTCTTGAGAGATGTTCAAGGCCGCCGAGGTATCCATGACTTTAAGGTTGTATGTGATAGCACGAATAACACAGGTGAGGTTATTGATCGAAACGAATTTATTGGTGACATCTACATTAAACCCGCTAGATCGATTAACTTCATTACACTAAACTTTATTGCCGTGAGAACGGGTGTATCGTTTAGTGAGGTAGGAGGTTAATCATGGCTGCAATAGATGACTTTAAAGCTAATCTAATCGGTGGTGGTGCCCGTGCCAATCAATATCGGGTAACAATTACTGCACCGCCAGGAATTGCAATCGGACTTGATGTTCGCAGAACTTCTTTTCTTGTAACTGCATCGAATCTTCCTGCTCAGACTTTGGCACCAATTGCTATTCCGTTCCGTGGAAGATCAATTTATATTGCTGGAGACAGGAGTTTTGAGGAAGACTGGACAACTACTTTCATCAATGATACAGATTTCATGATCCGTAATGCGATGGAAAGGTGGTCTAATGGTATCAACGATCTTGCGGCAGGAACAGGAGTTATTGCTCCAGCTGATTATCAAACTGATCTAACTGTAGAACATTTGGATAGGGATGATACAGTTCTAAAGAGTTATATCTTTAGAAGTGCCTGGCCAACCACAATTTCAGCAATTGAACTTACAAACGAAGCTTCTGATGCCATGGAGACTTTCGAAGTAACTTGGAGATATCAACATTTTGAGGCTTCGGGCGTCAATTTCTAATTTGATACCTACTAAATAGTCAAAAGAACTAGTAGGAGATATTATGGCGGAACTTTTTGGGTTCAGTATACAAAGATCAAGTAAGGATTCGGGTGGGGAAAGTTCATTCTCCACCCCAACTCCTGATGACGGCACCATTGATGTTGCTGGTGGTGGTTTCTTTGGACAAGTCCTAGACACAGATGGTAGAGAACGAACCGATTTAGATTTAATTCGGCGGTATCGTGATATGGCTCAACATGCAGAATGTGATACTGCTATTGAGGATATCGTGAATGAAGGTATTGTTTCTAATCAAAGTGATCAAGCAGTATCAATATCTTTAGATCGTTTACCTTATCCAGATAAAATTAAAAGAAAAATCAGAACAGAATTTGATGAAGTTTTGCGTCTTTTAAACTTTGAGCAAAAGGGCCATGATGTTTTTAGGCGGTGGTATATAGATGGTAGAATCTATTATCATAAAATCATTGACTCAAAAAATCCAAGAAGAGGAATTACAGAATTAAGATATATTGATTCTGTAAAAATCAAAAAAGTCAGAGAAGTTAAAAAAGATGTTGATTCCAAAACTGGAATTGAGATGACTGAAAAAATTGATGAATATTTTATATATAATGAAAAAGGTTTAGGGCCTTCTATTATGGGATCGGCTGGTCAAGGTATAAAAATATCTAAAGATTCAATTTCTTATGTACCTTCTGGTTTGATTGATGGTAATAGTGGTAGAGTAGTTTCTTATTTACATAAAGCTATAAAACCTGTAAATCAATTGCGTATGATTGAAGATGCGCTTGTTATCTATCGTATTTCAAGAGCACCAGAACGCCGCATCTTTTATATTGATGTAGGCAATCTTCCAAAAATTAAAGCAGAGCAATATCTCAAGGATGTAATGAATCGTTATCGCAATAAACTTGTGTACGATGCAACTACAGGTGAGATTCGTGATGACCGAAATCATATGAGTATGCTAGAAGATTTCTGGCTCCCACGTCGAGAGGGTGGTAGAGGTACAGAAATTTCTACTTTGCCCGGCGGTTCTAATCTTGGAGAGATTGATGATATTCAATATTTCCAAAAGAAATTATATCGTTCTCTTAATGTGCCGATTTCTCGTATGGAATCTGATGCTGGATTTAGTCTTGGTCGTTCAACAGAAATAACAAGAGATGAATTAAAATTTACGAAATTTGTACAACGAATTCGTAAGAAATTTTCTCCACTATTTACAGATATTCTTAAAACACAACTCTTACTAAAAGGAGTTATTGCTCCCGATGATTGGCCTGAAATCCAAGAACATATTCAATATGATTTTCTTGCAGATGGCCATTTTGCAGAATTGAAAGATGCAGAACTTTTAGAGAATAGACTTAATCAATTACAAACAGTTGAAGCTTATATTGGAACCTTCTTCAGTAAAGAATATGTGCTGAAGAAAGTATTGCGTATGAATGATTCAGAAATTCAAGAAATGCGTGATCAGATTAAGAAAGAGATTGAACTTGATCCAATGGATGGTGGAATTGTTGTGCCAACTGACGGTGACGGTATACAAAGAATTCCAATTGGGCCTGATGGTATGCCATTAGACCCAGCTGATAGTGCTGCTGATAGAGCCGACAAGTCTATGGGTCTAGACCCTGATGCAGAAGAAGAACCGCCTGAAGAAGAACCAGTGGAAGATGATAAAGAATTTCATGTGAAGAAAGGAAAAAAATAATGAGTAGAGAATTTGTAGATTCAGTTGGATCAGGAAATAATATAGAAGCGGAAACTGCATTTAAAACTTCAATGTCAACAAAGGTGGGTGATGCTCTTGAGATAAAAAGAAAAGAAATTTCAGCAAATTTTGTAAAGAACGTAACCCCAGAACCAGAGGAAACTGATGCTGACGCTTGAAGAAGTATATAGTTCAACCGTTATAGAAAAGGATGAACATAGAAAATCTCGGTATTATAAGAAATTATCTCCGAAGATGAAGGATGCTGTTGACCAAATTTTCCGAATTATGGATTCTAAACCTTCAGATTTCCTAAATACTTTCGAGAAAACTATACAAGATGTTTCAAAAAAGTTTAAAGTTTCCGAAAAGGAACTTATGGGATATTTTGAAAAAGAAATGTTATCAATATAGGAGTGAACAATGGCAGTCGTATTACATGAAATAGTAGATTCTGATTTTGAGTATGTACTTAAAGCCACTACTACAGGTACAAATAGTGCTGGAAGTCTTTTAGATGTATCAGCTGCTGAAGGTGCTGCGACTGATCCAAGAGTTTCAATTGTTGGAGTTGCATGGTCGCTTGCAGCCCAAACCGATATTATATGGGATGCAACAACAAATGTGGTTGCTCTTTCGTTAAATGGTAGTGGTAAAATGGGATTTGGAGATGGTATGCCAGCAATTCCTAATAATGCTGGCAGTGGTGTTACAGGAGATGTTCTTGTAACTAACGGAACTTCTGTTGGAACTATTGTAATTAAATTTAGAAAAGTATCTGGTTGGGATAATATCACATGAACACTGTAAAATTATTTTCAGAAGCTGTAGAAGAAGTAGAGTTTATTTGCGAAGCAAAAGAGAACGGTAATAAAAACTACAAGATTCGTGGTATCTTTATGCAGGCTGACATTAAGAACCGTAATGGTCGTGTTTATCCTATGGAGATTCTTAAAAACGAAGTTCAAAAATATAATAAGAATTTTATCAAAGAGAAACGTGCATTTGGTGAGCTAGGACATCCTGATGGGCCAACGGTCAATCTGGAACGTGTCTCCCATATGATTACTTCTTTGACGCCAGACGGTAAGAATTTCATTGGTGAGGCTAAGATTATGGCGACACCTATGGGCGAAATAGTTAAAAACCTTATGGATGAAGGTGCTAAGTTAGGAGTTTCATCTAGAGGTATGGGTAGTTTGGACCAAAAAAATGGTGCCAATTATGTGAGAGATGACTTTTATCTCGCAACCGCAGCTGATATTGTTGCAGACCCTTCCGCACCAAATGCTTTCGTAGAAGGTATTATGGAAGGAAAAGAGTGGGTTTGGAACAATGGAGCGTTAGTAGAAGCGGAACTTGTTGAGTTAAGGCAGAAATTTGATGTTAAAAAGCGTCAAAGGAATGCAAAAGTTGAGGCTTTAGAATTTGCTAAATTCCTCAAAAGATTATAATTTATAAATATAATAACACAAAGGTAAGGAGACAAACCTATGTCCGAATTAGAACAAACAATTGAAGAACTTGAGGCAGAAGTTCTCGCAGAACTAGAAGAAGCCTCGGAGAAACCTTTAGATAAAGCAAAAGACCTTGGATTAGGTTCTGATGATGCTGAAGATAGTGTCTCCGATACTAAAGACCCAAAACTTAATGTTGCCGCTGTAGAAAGTAAAGAATCTGTTCCTGCGCCGGAAGCTGATTTGAGTGGTGATGATACCGAATCTAAAGTTGAAAAGGCTTCTGATGAACCAATGAAGAAACTTGCGGCTGGTGATGAAGTCGATCACGACGGCGAGGATCTCAAGGAGAATAAAAAGATGACCAAAGCTCAGGCTTTAGAGCAGATTAGTAAAATGAAGAAGGCAGACATTGAAGAAATGCTTGCTGCTCATGCTTCTAAACTTGATGAGGCGGATAGTGCCGCAACTGAAGAAGAGTTGAAGAAACTTGAAGATCAGAAGGCAGAGATTGATGAGAGAATTAAAAATATCTCTGTGAAAGAGGACATGGAAGCTCTGATGAGTTCCGATGATACTCTTAGTGAGGAATTCAAGCTTAAGGCCGCAACAATTTTTGAGGCCGCTGTAAAATCTAAGATTCGTTCAGAGATTGCACGGATTGACGAGCAAATTCATTCTGAGAAAGAAGTCGAAATGGATACTTTCAAGGAAGAGATTGCAGAGAAGGTAGATACATATCTCAATTATGTTGTTGAGGAATGGACTAAAGAAAACGAGTTGGCAATCGAGCGTGGTTTGAAGGGTGAGATTGCTGAAGACTTTATTTCTGGGTTGAAACAATTGTTTGAAGATCATTACATTGACGTTCCAGACGAGAAGTATAATGTCTTGGAAGCTCAATCTGAGAAGATTTCCGAGCTAGAAGAGAAGTTGAATGAGGCAATTCAAAAGAGTGTTGACCTTTCATCTTTTAATTCAACTCTAGTTCGTGAACAGGTTATTTCCGAAGTTTCTGAGGATTTGGCCGATACCGAAATTGAAAAGTTTAAATCACTAACTCAAGATGTTGATTTTGGGGATGAAGATTCTTTCCGTGAAAAACTTAATACACTGAAAGAAAGTTATTTCCCGAAGGCTCAAACATCTAGTGATACAGCTATTGATGATGAAGATGGTAGCACCGCACAGGACGTTGATACGACAGATGCCATGAAAACGTATATGTCGGCCATCAGTCGTAATCAAAAGGCGAGTGCATAAAATATTATATTAACAGATGTAAATTAAAAGGAGAAACAAAATGTTTCAAACAGAACATCTACAAGAAAAGTGGCAGCCAGTCCTAGAACACCCCGATCTTCCACGGATTGAGGATTCTTATAAGCGGGCAGTTACCACTCTCATCTTAGAGAACCAAGAAAAAGCTATGAAAGAAGACCGAGGCTTTCTCGGAGAAGCATCGCCAGTCAACGCTATGGGCGGTGGGCAGATGGATACATGGGATCCAATTTTGATCTCGTTGGTTCGTCGTGCGATGCCTAACCTGATTGCGTATGACGTATGTGGTGTGCAGCCAATGACAGGTCCAACGGGTCTGATCTTTGCCATGCGCTCCTCGTTCCTGTCGCAAGACGGTGCCGAGGCTCTGGTTGATGAGGCTATGCCTGGTCAGACCGGCGCTTCTAACCAGAACGCTGCTGGTACAACTTCCGGGCCTGGTGATGTTGGTTCGACTGAAACTAACCCTGCGGTTCTGAACGATAGTCCTGCTGCTAATACTTACACAAGTGCAACTGGTATGACGACTGCTCAGGGTGAAGCGCTGGGTGACACTTCCACAAACTCTTTTGCTCAAATGGCTTTCTCGATTGAGAAGTC